CGAAAGCAACAACTTTGGTGGTTTTTTTGTAAATTTTACACGACCAATACGGAAATTCATGATGCCATTGTAGTAATCCTCACGTATTAACACTTCAGACTGAAATTGGTAGAGGGTTTCCATGTAAGCCAGCTCACTTTTAGTGCCACAACTGTAAATTATCTCAAATTTGAACTTATCCTTACCTAATTCCGCAATATCTGCGTTTAATCTATCAGAAGACCCAGTATATGTCTTCCAATCCGACTCTCCTACAATGATTCTCTTGCGCTTCTTACCTTTTAGTGGAGGTCTCTTGGTTCTCTTCTCAATTTGCTTCTTTCCAATGTACTTCATACCGGTTACCGTGTTGGTAATCAAATATACGAAGCCAAATGGGAGTTCTTCCCATTGTTCGTCACATGTCCAGTGACCTAAATCCATTATGCCTCCTTAATTGGTTCATGAAAGACAGGTTTTGTCTTTTTAGCCTTCTTCTTCTTCTTTTTCTTCTTCTTTGGATCAACATCAGCACGTCTCTGCACTTTGCCAAGCGCTTTAGGTACTCTAGCATCACCTGGAGCATAAGAATCGGTAGATGTAGAAGCATTTGGAGCAAAACTACCAGCAGCTTCAGGACCAAGAGCACCTGCTGCACCAGCTGCTGTCATATCTTCCTCAATAACTTTGTAGAAGTACTTAGCAAACTTACTAGTTGATTTCTCCATATTAGTATTTAATCTAAGGTATGGAGTTACTCAAGAAGTATATCGAAGAGGTCGGTAAGGATCTTGTACTCGATGACTTTAACATTAAAGAGCAATCAATGCGCTTACCTGCTCGTAAGCATTATTGGGTAGCTCAACTTATTAAGTCTAAGATTGAGCGTAATGCTACGTTTGAGAAGAAAAAAGCTCTTAAGAAGAACATTACTAAAGAAGTAATCGCAACTTCACCTGTTAAGTTGTCCCAATCTGCTGCTGAACAAGCTGCTGAACGTCATGAGTCATTGGCTTCTTTGACTGCTAAGATTAAAGAGCTTGATCTTGTTATTGAGTATCTTGAGAAAGTAGAAAAGACAATGTCGCAAATGGGATTCGATATTAAGAACATTGTTGAACTACAGAAGATGGAGCAACTATGATTCAGTTTGACGTCAAGAAAGCAACTCCAAAGCAACCCACTAAGCTTCTTATTAGATGCTCTGATACGGATTTGTTTGAAACTATGCGAGAGCATTTCTCTGTTGAGAATACTGGAGCTAGATTCGCAAGAGGGTATGGAAGATTTGCTCCTCGAAGAAAGTATGTCATAACTCCTACTGGAGCTTGTGAGCTTGGTTTGTATTGGGAAGTAAGACAATACTTAATCAAGAATCAAATTAATGAGCCAATTGAAATAACACCAGCACTTGCTAAAGCTCTTAAAGTTGGAACTGATACAGAGATTGTAACTGACTTTAAGTTTACTCTTCGTAACTATCAAGAAGAAGTAATTAAGAAGGCAATCAAACTTGGAACTGGTACATGTGTACTTGGAACTGGTGCTGGTAAGACGTTTACTACTGCAGCTCTAATTGAGCAATTCTATAGAGCAAGTAATGACCCAGAAACTTTCAAGTGTCTTATGCTTGTACCTGACTTAGGTCTTGTTACTCAAACGTTTGATGAATTTATTAATGTAGGCATTAACTACAAATGCACTAAATGGACAGGAAAGACCAAACCTGACTTTACTTCTAATGTAATCATTGCAAACATTGGCATTATTCAAAGCAGGTTTGAAGAGAACGATTGGTTAAGACATATTGACCTACTTATTGTTGATGAGTGTCACAAAATTACTGCTGGTAATAAGATTTCAAAGATTGTTCAGCAGATTAAAACACCTAACAAGTTTGGATTTACTGGAACCCTTCCAGAAGACCAACTTAACAAATGGTCAATCATAGGAAAGCTTGGTCCAGTCATTTATGAGAAGAACTCTTATGAGCTTCGATTGGAAAACTTCCTTACTAATGTCAATGTTAAGATAATGAACATCAACTACAGCCCTAAACCACACTTTAGTGGTCCAACAGGCTATAGAGATGAACTTGAATACATTTATAACCATGATCGACGCAATACTATTATCCAATCCCTTGTTAGCAAGCTGCCTAATAATACTCTTATTATGGTTAATCACATTGCTCATGGTGAAATTGTAGAAGAGTACTTAAAAAAGATTGAAGGTAAGAAGGTTTACTTCATTCAAGGTTCAGTTGATGTTGAAGAGAGGGAAAGAATCAAACAAATCATGGAAACAGAAACTAATGTTGTAGTTATTGCCATTAGTGCCATCTTTGCAACAGGAGTTAACGTTAAGAACCTTCATAACATCATCTTTGCATCAGGAGGTAAGAGTTTTATTCGAACAGTGCAGTCAATTGGTCGTGGTTTACGTAAGCATGACTCAAAGTCCAAGCTAATCATCTTTGATATGTGTGATAAGCTCAACTATGGTCAAGCTCATTGCGAAAAGCGCATGGCCATTTATGATAAGGAGAAGATTCAATACAAGATCACAGAAATTAGTTGATCTTCCTGAACTGTAGGCTATAATTAGGTAGAATGTCTAAAGAAGAGTATTATATTAAGCCTGCAGAGTTCAAGGCGAGTCTAAAGAAGTATTATGACTCCGACGTCTTGACTGACGACCTGGCTATGAATATTAAAAAGATCGCTTATGGCTTGAGCTATAACGGATCCTTTATTAACTATTCGTACAAAGATGATATGATCGGCGACGCATTGATTAAGATGTATGCTGCCCTGAAATATAAGAAGTATAAGTTTGAGACTAAGTCTAATCCTTTCTCGTACTTCACGACAATTGCTTACCACGCCTTCATTAACCGTATTAAGAAGGAAAAGAAGCACCACGCTACCATTACCTCCTATAAGGAGAAGGTTTATGAGGAGTATATGAGTGATCCAGATAACACTCACGGTACTGTTTATGTAAAGCCTGTTGATGATGATTCCCAGTATTAAAAAGTCTAAGGTTGCTATCTTTAGTGACCTGCACCTTGGTGTTCATTCGAACTGCACTAAGTGGCATCAGTATGCTCTTGAATGGGCTGACTGGTTTGTCGAAGAGTGTAAAGCGAAAGGCATCGAGGATATTATCTTCTGCGGTGATTGGCATCATAACCGTTCTGAGATTTCTGTTAACACTCTTCAAGTGAGTGCTGAGATCTTGGATAAGATGTCCGATTTCAATCTTATCGCTATTTGTGGTAACCATGATATCTATTACAAGCATAGAACTGATGTTAACTCTTTATCTATCTTCAAGAATAGAAAGAATGTAACCATCCTAGAGACTTATCAGACTCTAGAAGCATTTGATAAGAAGATTTCTTTATGTCCATGGAATACTCCTACTAAAGTTATTGAAGACTCTGATGTTATCTTTGGTCACTTCGAAGTTGAGACTTTTAAGATGACTGGCTTCAAGCTTTGTGAAGAGGGTGTTAAAGTAAAAGACCTTCTTAAGAAGGCTCCTCTTACTATTAGTGGTCACTTCCATACAAGACATGAGAAGCAGTTTGGTGCTGGTACTATCTTGTATTGTGGTAACCCATTCCAGATGGATTTCGGTGATGCTGGTAACTCTAAAGGTTATCACATCTTAGATCTCGATACTATGGAGTATGAGTTCTATGAAAATACTGTATCACCTCGCTATGAGAAAGTATTCCTTAGTGAGTTGGTTGAAGAAGGAGATATAACTCCTATTGTACAAAATAAAATAAACAATAATATTGTTAAGCTTAAAGTAGACAAGAATATTTCTCAAGATGACATGGATGTTCTCTTAAGAGTGTTTAATAAGTTTGCTCCAGAACAGTTGTCTGTTGATTATGATATTAATTTTAATCGCATCCTTCAAGATCGTGAGGATATCGAAGACATGTCTGGTGTTGACGTTGAGCAAGCCATTGAAGATTTCATCGGAACGATGGATTTAGAAAATTCTAAGGCTATAATCGAGTATACTCTTGGTCTATACGAGCGTTGCAAGCGATGAAACAAGTAAATTTTAAACGAGTAGCTATTCAGCATTTCCTTTCGGTTGGTGAAGAGCCTGTTGAAGTGTCCTTTAGTAAGGGACTTCATGTCATTACTGGAGCTAATAAAGATAAACCTGATCGTCGTAATGCGATTGGTAAATCTACTATTGCTGATTCCATTTACTTTGCTATCTTTGGTGATACTCTTCGTGAGTTGAAGAAAGATCTTATTCCTAATAACATTACTGGAGGTAAGACTCATGTTGAGTTAGACTTTGAGGTTGTTACTGGTAATGAAACTAACGAGTATAAAGTTATTCGTCACCTTAACCCTTCTAAAGTAATGCTCTTTAAAGATGGTGTCGATGTTACTCGTGATAGTATTGGTAATACAAACAAATTTATCTGTGATGTAACTTCTGCTACTCCTTCTATCTTCCAGAACTGCGTTATCATGACTGTTAACAATGCAGTTCCTTTCATGGCTAAGTCTAAGATCGAGAAGCGTAAGTTTATTGAAGATATCTTTGGCATGGAAGTCTTCTCTCAGATGTTAACTCAACTTCGTGTTGAATATAACGAACTAAAGCGTGAGCATGATATCGTTCAAGCTACTTTAGTTGAGGTAAAGAATCAGAATAGTAGTTATGTTTCTCAAAAGGAGGCTACTCTCTCCAAGCGTGCTGAGAAGAAAGAAGTATACTTAGAGAGAAAGGCTAATAACCTCTCAGAGAAAGAGAGACTAGCGGAGAAGCTAGAGTCCTTCCAAGATAGAGATACTTCTGAGATTGAGACTAATATTGAGGAGCTTAAAGGTAAGCTTGTTACTGTTGACGAGAAGATTACTGAACGTAACGTTGAAGCTGGTACTAAGAAGGCTGAGTTAAAGCATAGTAAAGAGTCATATCAGAAGATTGGTACTGATGAAGATACTTGCCCTGTATGTTTACGTCCAATGGATGCTCATGATGTTGAGCATATGGAGAAAGAGAAAGAGACTCTTAAGCAAAAGCTTATTGCTCTTGGAGAAGAGATCAAAGTAGTAGCTGAGTCAGTTGCTAAAGCTAATGAGGTTAAGATTAAAGTACAGCAAGCTATTCAAGCTAAGAATAACGAGTTGTCTTCTGCTAAGGTAGCTAATCAAGAGAAGAAGAGTATTGCTCAACGCATTAATCAACTTGATGAGTGGTTGGCTGAGCTCGAGATTGATCTTAAGCAAGTAGAAAGTACTAGTACAGACTTCGATGATCTTATTATTGAGTCTAATAAACGTCTTACTGAAGTTGAGAATAAAGTAGAGAAGTTTCGTAAGGATCTTTCTAAGCTTGATATTGTTAAGTATGTTGTTTCAGAAGAAGGTGTAAAGTCTTTCATCGTTAATAAACTTCTTGAATTGCTTAATAGTAAGCTTCTTACTTATCTTCGTAAGCTTGACTCTAACTCTATTTGTATGTTCAACGAATATTTCGAAGAAGAGATTACTAACGAGAAGAATAAGATTTGTTCTTATCATAACTTCTCTGGAGCTGAGCGTAAGTCTATTGACCTTGCTTGCTTGTTTACTTTCTCTGATATGAGAAGACTTCAAGGCGGTGTTAAATATAACATTGCTATCTATGATGAGTTGTTTGACTCTTCTTTCGATGAGAAAGGTATTGAACTTGTAACTCAGATTCTGCAAGAGCGTACTGAAGAGCTTGACGAGTGTTCGATTGTTATCTCTCACCGTAAGGAATCTATTAAGGCTGTTACTGGAGAGGTTATTTTCATAGAAAAGGAAAATGGTATCTCGAAAAGGGTTGATTATACTGATCTGTAGTATACAATTATCTCGATGATTGGTAGTAACCCTTTTCCGCAGCCCTTCGGCTCTCCTTTACCTGGAGGTCGTACAATGGCTCAAGTACAACAGCAGCCTAAGAAGCCTCAACCACGTGAAGCAGGTATGCCTCGCTTTATTAATTATCTCGCTGATTATTCAGGTTGTGGTCATTGGCGTTTGATTTGGCCTGAGAATGTAATCAATATGACTCAGCGTGGTATTAGTCAAAGTACTACAGCAATGGTTGCAGACCCTCGTTGGTATCAAGGTGTAAAGGCAGTTACTCTTCAACGTCAAGCTTCTAAGTCACAAGTTGAGTTTACAAAGCACCTTAAGAAGGTTCAGCAA